GCGAGCCTGTCCAGGACGTTGTCGCCATTTACCATGGTGACCAGCGTGGCGTCCTCGACGCGGACGTTTTTCTCGACCACGTCGTCGGGGTTCTCGCGGGAGATCACCTTGGTGGTGTGAATGTACGGCTTCCCGAGGAGCTGCCCGACGCCGGAGACTACGGCAAAGTTTGTGCTCTTCTGGTGGATCGTGAGGTTGGAGCCCTCGGCCTGGTGGATGCTGTCGGCGTAGATCGGATGGTCAAACGTAACCAGGACGTGATCCACATAGTCCGCCGTGTTGTCGAGAAGGGTCTCGTCCTCGACGGAGCTCATGTAGTGGTAGCCGTGTTCAACGACCTCGATGTGGCTCGCCGGTTCGTTATAGCTCACGCTGCCGCCGAAAAAGAGGCGCTCTTTCGGGATGGTCTGGAGCTCGTCATTGTCGGAAGCCTTGAGGAAGGTGAACTGCATCTTGCCAGAGTATTCCTGCTTAATGATCTGCACACCGTAGGCCATGCAGAGCTGGTGTAGGTTGCGCCGCTTCGAGGCATAGGGGAGCCATCCGTAGACCTTTTGCACGGCGACGTCGTTGTCGATCGTGTAGCTGTACTGATTGCCCAGGATCTCCGCGACGACGGAAGAAAAGCTCTCTCCGGTGTAGACGGCCCCTTTGTGAATCTGCCGGTCCATCAGGCCGACGGCCGAGATTGAGTTGATGCGGTACTGCGTCCGGCCGATGCGCTCAACATTTTTTACAAAATACTCGCCTGCGTCGATGCCCGAAGATATGAAATGGACCTTCGTGCCGTATGAGAGCTTCCGGATGTCTTCCGTGAAGTGTCCGCAGAAGATCTTCCCGTCGCTTGTCAGCATGCCGCTGCTGTAATTTGACGGCCGGAAGCGCCGCCGGGGAATGACTTCATAATTGACCACTGGAGTGCACGAGTCAATAAAGAGCTCACTGCCGATCAGGTCGACGGCAGTCTCGCTGTTGAGGCTGTGCAGCTCTGGACGGTCGAACATGACCTGCGGGTCGTAGAGGTCGCCCACGACGATCATCAGGTTGCCCTTCTGGTAGGGTTCGAAATCCGTGTCTGCACTGTTGGCGTCGCGGATTACGGGGTAGAAAGTCTCGTTATCATAGACGGTGCCGTTTTCAAAAGGCGTGATAATATACCAGTACCCGAATGGCGGCGAGAAAGTATGCGGCGACGTGTGCGATGTCGTGCCGGTGTCCGGGAAATGGTACGGCGCCCCGTCAATATCAAACAGCATGAAAGTCTCTGTCGGCAGGTTATCCACTACGACTTCTGTTGTCCCGTCAAAAAAAACCGTGCCGATGTGCTGCGCATAGAGAGTAAACGGGCTCCCGGTGTTGAATGTCCCGTCAATCGTGATCGTCCCGGCGTTGGAGTCCCTGGAATAGGTGATGCCGTATTCCTGCCCATCCGTGTAGTCGAGCAGCCTCAGATAGTTCTTTGCCATCACAGCTCCTCCAGTTTGAAAGAGATGTTCTCCCAGACGTAGTCGGAATCCTCGCCGGTGGGCGCGATGTCGTTGAAGAACGACGCCGCCTGCGCGCTGGCATGCATTTCTTTGGTCACGGTTCCGAGCAGCGGGTCGTTGTAGGTCACGTGGACGATGTTGGGTGTGATCGCCGTGAGCAGCGTCTGCAGCTCGTAGGCGCGCATGGCCCGGCACTCGATGTCCAGATCTACCTTGACGGCGAGGATGTCCATCTGCGTGTACCCCGCGAGCGTGACGCCGCCATTGGACCCGGTCACGTACCTAAACGACCAGGAGAGGCCGCGGAAGGCGATGAGCCCGGAGATCTCGGTGCCGTCGATGGTGACGGGTGAATTGATGATCATGCGGCGCCTCCTCTCAGGCGATCACGAGCTGGAAGCCGTGGTCGTTGGTCACTTCGTTGAGATCCTTGTAGATCGCGCGGGCGAACTCGCGGCCGTTTAGATAGAAAATCGCGGTGCGGTTCTCCTGCCGCCCGGTCGCGGAAGTGTCCAGACTGGACACCGGTGCCGGAGCCGTGCGCGGCATCGTGCTGCCGGGCGCCGTGCTCTGGTCAAAGGCCGAGACGGCAGCGTTGGCCATCTCGTCGACGCCGACGGTGATCGGCTGCAGGTTGTCCTCGATGCCGACGGCTATGCCGGCGGGCAGCCAGTGGCCGACCTCGTCAGCGAACAGCTTCGACGGCGAGCCGATGCCGAGGGCCTTCTTCGCGGCAGAGAGCGCGTTCCGGGCGAGGTCTGCGAGTGCATCAAAAAGCGCCGCACCCGCGTCCCAGATGCCCTGGCAGACGCCCTCGATGATCTGAGAGCCGACGCTCAGCCAGTCGACCGAGAAAAACGCCTCGACCGCCGAGGCCAGCAGGCCGGGGATCATTGCCGCGATGGTGGGGAACTGCTGCGCAAGGCCGACGCCCAGCTCCGCGATGAGCTGGATGCCGCTCGCGAGGAATTCCGGCGCGCCCTGGACGATCGCGGTCACAAGCTGGGTCACCAGCCCGGGCAACTGTGGGGCCAGATTCGAGAGCATCCCGAGGATGTTTTCGCCGAAGGCCGAGAAGCTGGTGATCAGGTTCCCGAGAGCTGTGTCCAGGCCTTCGCCGGTCATAAGCGCCGCGAGGACGTTTTCCCACGAGGCCTTGACGGCGTTGAAAGATCCGGACAGTGTTGTGCCCGCCTCCTGAGCCGCCACACCTGTGAGGCCCAGCTCGCCCTGGATCACATGGATGGCCTCATATACGTCGCCGAGGTTGTCGATGTTGTACTCGACTCCGGTCAGCGCCTGCGCGTCGGCGAGGAGGCGTTCCATCTCCTGCTTAGTACCGCCATACCCGAGTTTGAGGTTGTCGAGCATGGTGTAGTTTTGCTTTGCAAATCCCTGGTAGGCCGTCTGCAGGGAGCCTATATCGGTGCCCATTTTGGCGGAGTTGTCCGCCATGTCCATGATGGCGGTGTTGGCCGCTTCGACGGCTGCCGTTGTGTCGCCGCCGAAGGCCTGTTTCAGAGCGGCGCCGAAGGAGACCGCCTGCTCGGCGTAGTCGTTCGCGGAGATGCCCGCGGAGGCCGCCTGCATGGCGAACTCTTTGGCCTGGTCGGCTGCGTCGCCATAGATCGTTTCGAGGCCGCCGAAGCTCTGCTCCAAATTGCCGCCCGCTTCAAATGCGTCCTTGAGGACTTTGCCGACCGCGGCGACGGTGAGCACGCCCTTGAGCGAGCTGAGAAGTCCGGCGCCGGCCTTGCCGCCTGCGCTTGAGCCTGCGCTTGCCGCAGGGCCGCCGAGGAGGCTGTCGATCTGTCCCTCAATGCCAGGGGCTTTGGGGACAATATTTACATATGCGTTGCCGATAGATTCGGCCATAAGTTACCCCTCCTCCGTCATGGCGGCGCGCCATTTCTGATAAGCCTCCACGCTGTCGAAGCCGGAGGTCTCCTGCTTTTTCTCGCCGCCGAGGATCGTCTGCAGGATGCTTTTCGGACGGTTCCTGCCTTTGGAGCCGTCCTTTGTGTTCTGCCAGGCGAGGACATGCAGCGCATCCACAGCCATGGCCAGGAGCATCGTGTCGGTGTCAACCGGCGCTCCCGTGATTTTCCGTGCAATACGAGAATTCGGCCCCAGCCCGGCGGCCAGCGCCGCCGCCGTGAAAACGGGCAGCTGGCGCCAGTCGAGAACATGGTAGACCTCGGCGAAGTCGCAGATCAGTGCGGTTTCGTCGAGGGCGGCCATGCGGGCGAGGCCGATCAGTTTTTTACTGCTTCCCCTCCGCCCGTGAGGATCTCGGTGAGCTCGCGCTCCAGCTCCGCAGGCGGGACGCGCCCGCCGTGGAGGCTGCCGAGATGGGCATACAGGGCCTCCGTCTGCTTCTCGCCGAGCAGAAGCACCGGGAGATCCACCAGGGCAGCCGTGCGCTGCAGCGGGGAAGCCTCCGGGTCAACGATGGCGCGGATGTGCCGGAGCACGCGCATGTCGTTGGCGTTCTGCTCATCGAAATCAGCGGAGAAGCCGGTCGATGTAGTGATATGTCTCACGGTCTCGCCCTCCGGGTCACGCGGTCTTAATGTACTCGAAGTGCGTCACGCCGCTGGAGTTCGGCAGGGCCGTAATGGTCAGCTCGTAGCCGACGGCCTCGTCGTCCTTGTAGACAATCTCGCCGAGCTCGGAGATGGAGCCGGTCGGGATCACGACGCGCTTGAGCACGCCGCCCTTCATGCTCATCTCGATCACGTAGCTCTTGTCGGCCAGCTGCGCGGAGGTGGCGTTCACCGTGATGGTGCCGGTGCCCGTGGTGACGTTCGCGTCGCCGTAGACCGTCTTGAGGACGTCCGCGTTAAGCGCCTCGATCAGAGTCAGCGTCCACGTGTCCTCCTTAGCAGTCTGCAGAATGAGGACCGTGTCGCCGCCCCACGCCTTGACGTTCTCACTCTCGGGCGTGTTGTTGTTGGTGACGCCGTCCTCACTGACATAGCCGAGCTCCTTGAACGCGTTGTCGAGGGCAGTGGTGGCGTCGGTCGGCAGCGTCGTGCCAGTCGGAGCGACGAAAACAGCGCCCGCGACCTTGGGTTTGCCGGTCGTTACGTTTGCAACAGTGGGCATGTTATGCCTCCTTCTTTACAGGTAATGTGTGATGGAAAAAACCGCCTGATAGCGCGGCTTCTTCCGTTCCAGATCCGGGTAGTTATAGCTGCTGTCCAGCGCGCAGCGGCTGATCTCCGGCTCCGAGACGATCGCCTCCATGGCAGCCTCGGCCTCCGCGCATAGATCCGCGGCGGCGGCCCGGGACTCGGCCCATGCCTGCACGGCGACGGTGGCGGAGGAGATCTTGTTCTCGCGTCCGCCGCCGGTCTTTTCAACCGTCACAAAGCGGGGGAGGACGGGGCTCGGCACGTCGCCGCTGACAGGTACAGAGAGCACTCCGCTCAGATAGTCGACGATAAATTCTTCGATTGTCACAGTTTCACGCTCCCTGCTGCCTTGAGCAGCGAATTGTGCCGGCTGTTGTCCAGCCTGGCCTTGAAGGTGTCGGTGCGCACGGAGGCGATGGCCACGAAGCTGATCGGATGAGCCGACTCCACCTCGTAGCCGTCTCCGGCTGCCGCGCTGATCTGCGCCGCCGCCTGGTTGAGGACGCCCTGCATCCCGGCGGACTTCATGACCTCATTGAGCCCGCGCAGGTTGAGCTTGAAGACCTTACTCACAGCGCTCCACCCGGACTTTCTTGTGCCACGGCGTCGGGACGTTGGCCTCGATGCCCTGGACCACGTCGCCGAAGGTGCGGAAACGCTCGCCGAAGATCTCGACCTCGGTGTTCGTCCAGACGTGTGCGTCGCCCTTCGGCAGGCCGAGCATGTAGCGGATCTGTTTTCCGTACAGGGAGATCGAGCTGGTGATGTCGTCCGTTGTCGGCTCTCCGACGAGGACGTTTTCGACCTGCACCGGCCGGACAGAGTAGACGGGGTTGTTGAGCCCGTCCACTCCGGTCTGCGTCTTTTCGAACAGGGTTACGGTCACGCCTCTCATGTCAACGCCTCCGGGGCCAGCTCCTGCACGGGGCTGTAGCTGCCGATCTGATTGCCGAGGCCGAGAATCTGTCTGTCGGTCTTGCCGAGATACAGCTCGCCGGTGGCGCCGCCGCTGCCGATCGTCCAGCTCTGGGAGTAGCCGAGGGCGCTCATGCTGCCCTGGGTCGCGCCCATGGGCACGCCGCCGGCGTCTCCGCCGTCTCCCAGGGCACGGATCACCATGCGGCAGGAGACGACTTTTTTGGCCTCGTCAGAGGCGTTAAGCGCAGCCGCGTCAATGAGCACGGCGGCGTCCTCAAGGAGGACAGAGCAGGTCTGCTCTTCCGTCTGGCTCAGATCGCGCCCCATGCGCGCCTGGACGTCT